CGTCCACGATCGTCGGCAGCCCGCTGGGTGGCCCCTCCCCCGCCAGCACGACAGCCGGCGGGAAAACGATGCTCGGCGCGTAAATGCCCCGCGACATCGCCCTGCTCGAACATTGCGAACGGCGCCGAAAAGCAATGGATCGCGGGCGCAAGTCGTGGGAACCGGATTGGCGTGAGCTGTCCCGCTACATCCACCCAGGCCGTGGCGCCTTCTACATCCAGCCGAACCAGGGCAACCGGGGCACACAAAAGAACCAGAACATCCTCGATGTCACGCCGATCAAGGCGCGGCGCACGCTGACCGCCGGCCTGATGGGCGGACTTACCAGCCCGGCGCGGCCGTGGTTTCGCCTGACCGTGCCAGACCATGAGACGGCCGAACTGGCCGCTGTGCGGGCGTGGCTCGACGACTGCGCAGACCGCATGCGCATGGTCTTCAACAGCTCCAATCTCTACAACGTCCTGCCGCTGGTCTACGACGAGATCGCCGTGTTCGGCACGGCCTGCGCCGTCATGGTCTTCGACCGCGAGGACGTGATCCGGCTGATCCCGTTGACGATCGGCGAATACTGGATTGGGTCGGACTACCGGGGCAGGGTCGATACGCTGTCCCGCCGCTTTATGAAATCTTACCGGCAAATCAACGAGGAATGGCCGAACCACGGCGACACCGCACTTGAGACCAAGGCCAAATCATCGACCGAGGGCGACAGCGAAATCGCCATTATCCACCTGATCGAGCCGAACAAGGATTACGACGCTTCACGAGCCGACGCCAAGGGCAAGAAGTTCCGTTCCGTCTATTACAAGGACGGCGCAAGCGCGGGCGAAATCCTGCACATCAGCGGCTTTGATGAATGGAACGTCCTGGCCCCGCGCTGGTCTACGGTCGGCAACGATGTTTGGGGCCGTGGACCGGGGCATGGAGCCCTGCCTGACGTGAAGTCGCTAACGGTCTTCACTAAGCGCCTGCACAACGCCATCGACAAGCATGTCAATCCGCCGATGGGGGCTCACATCAGCTTGCGCGGCCAGCCGTCGAGCGTGCTGCCGGGCGCCCTCAACTACTTCGCGACGAACGAGAAGGGCGCGGGGATGTGGCCCTTGATGCAAACCCAGCCGGGCAGCATCGAGCAGATCCGCATCCAGATCGCAGACACCCGCAGGAGCATCGAGTCGATCTTCTTCGCCGACATGTTTTTGATGATCTCGCAAATGGAAGGCATCCAGCCGCGCAACACCATGGAGATCAGCGTCCGCAAGGAAGAGAAGATGCTGATGCTCGGCCCCGTTCTGGAGGGCCTGCACGACGAGCTTCTCAATCCGCTGATCCAGTGGACCTTCACTGTGATGCAGCAGCACAACCTCTTCAAGGAGCCGCCGGAGGAACTGCACGGCTACCCGCTGGAGGTTGAGTTGATCTCGGTGCTGGCGCAGGCGCAGAAGGCTGCAGATCTGGGCGCCATCGAGCGCGTCGCCGGCTTCGTCGGCAGTCTGGCCGCGACCAACCCGGAGATCCTCGACAAGTTCGACGGCGACCAGGCGGTGGACCTCTACAACGAAGGCTTGGGCGGACCGACCAGCATCGTGGTGGCCGACGACGTGGTGCAGAAGAAGCGCGCGTCGCGGCAACTGATGCAGCAGCAGCAGCGGGCGTTGGAGAATGCCGGAACGCTTGCGGCGGGGGCCAAAACGATGAGCGAAACCGAGGTTGGCGCCGGTCGCAACGCTTTACAAGCCGTGACGGGTCTCTAGGTGGCCTATGATGCAAACGATCCTCGTAAAGTCGGCCGCCGCACCCAGCGACAAAAGTTGGAGAGCAAGCGCGCCATCGACGAGCGCATCGTCGTCATGGGCACGCCCGAGGGCCGGCGCTTCGTCTATCGCTTCATTGCATCGTGTCATGTCCTTGAGAGCGCGTGGTGTCCTGGCGGCCCCGACATGGCGCGGATGCAAGACTTTCGCCTTGGCGAGCAAAGCGCAGGTCACCGGATGATGGCCGAGATCGAAAACGCCGCCCCCGAATCAACTGCGCTGATGATGGACGAGGCCCGCATGGCCAAGGCCGTTGAGGCGCAGACCCAAGCCGCCGAGGATATCGAACCACAGGAGCCGATCGATGGCTGAAGAAGCCGTTACCGAAACCGAAGCCACAAGCGAAGCCACGACCGAAGCCACGACCGAAGCGCTGGGTGCCGATACTCCAAAGGCGGCAGCCGAGACCGATGCCACGGCAGAGGTGAAAGCCGACGCCGGCAAGGATGCCGAGGTCGATGCTGGCAAAGCGGGCGACAAGAAGGACGGCGACGCGCCATCCGACTTCGCCACGCTCAAGCTGCCTGAAGGCTACAAGACCGACGATCCGGTATTCGCCGACTTCGTGAAGCTGGCCGGCGATGAAAAGCTGTCCCCCGCACAGGCACAGAAGCTCGTCGATTTTACCGTGACGCGCGACCAGGCCCTAGCCAAGGCCGTGGCCGACCTGAACGTCGAAGCCTGGAAGAAAACCGGCGATGCGTGGAAGGCCACCACTGCCAAGGAAAATACACCCGAACAACTTTCCGATGCCAAGACTGCGCTCGGCAAGTGGTTCGACAAGGATACCGTAGCCCTCTTTGAGAGCATGCGGTTTACCGATCACCCCGGCCTCGTCAAGGGGCTCCGGGCAATCGGTGCGGCGATCAAGGACGACACGTTTGTGCCCGGCAATGCCGGCTCCCGGAACGGGTCGGGCGATGCTCGCAAGTCATTCCCCAACTCGAACATGAACCCGTAAGGAGCCAATCATGGCCACCGCACAAGTCACGACCTACAGCACCCTCGCCGACTGGGCGAAGCTGCAAGACCCTGATGGCAACATCGCCGCCGTGGCCGAGCTGCTGTCCCAGCGCAATGAAATCCTCGAAGACATGCCGTTCATCGAGGGCAATTTGCCGACCGGCCATCGCGGATCGGTGCGTACCTCGCTGCCGACGCCGACGTGGCGCCGCATCAACCAGGGCATCGATCCGACCAAGACCACGTCATCCCAGGTAACGGACACCTGCGGCATCCAGACGGCGCTGGCCATCGTTGACAAGGACTTGGCTGATCTTAACGGCAACTCAGCCGCCTGGCGTGCCCAGGAGAACCGGGGCTTCATCGAGGGCATGGCGCAGGATATGGCCGCGCAGTTGTTCTACGCGAACGCCTCGACCAGCACGGAAAAGCTCATGGGCTTTGCGCCGCGCTACAACACCCTGACGCCCGCGACATCGCAGACCGCGAACAACGTCGTCAACGGTGGCGGCGGTGCTTCGGTCAATACCTCGATCTGGCTGATCGGCTGGGACAGCGACAAGGTCACGGGCATCTTCCCGAAGGGCTCTCTGGCCGGTCTCCAGGACAACGACTTGGGAGAGGATTGGGCGTTCGATCCGAACAACAAGCGCTACCGCGCCTACATGACCGAGTACAAGTGGAAGGCGGGACTGCATGTCCGCGATTGGCGCTATGTCGCGCGCATCGCCAACCTCGCGACCACAACCGGCACCGCCGGCTTCACGTCTTCGGCGCCGGTTGACATCGTCGATTGCGTCGATCAGGCGATGGCGAAAATCCCGTTCATGAACTCCTGCCGGCCGGTTCTCTACATGAACCGCTTGACGAAGCGCTACTTCGACAAGCAGCGCAACTACGGGGTGAATGCTTCGGCCACCATCAACCTGACCACGATCCGCCGCACCGACAGCGGCGCCGATCGAGGTGTTATCCAGCACTTCGACAACTACATGGGCGTCCCGATCAAGATCTGCGACCAGATCCTGAGCACCGAAGCCACGCTTACCTGATCGCAGAAAAGAAGGAGAACATCATCATGTCTTACATCGACCAGAACCTCGTTCTGTCGGACGCCCAGGCGGTCACCGCCACGGCTGTCTCGACCAAGAGCATCGACACCATTACGGCGCTGCGCAACATCGGCAGCGGCAATCAGATCGAAGTCCTCGTTGGCGTTGGCACCGCATTCACGGCGGCCGGCGCGGCGACGATGACCATCGCTTTGCAGGACTCGGCCGACAACACGACCTTCGCAGACGTGCTTGTCTCGCCGGCGATCGCC